CCCAATTCTCTAGCAGGATCAGAAAATCCTTTACTAGCCGGATACAGCTTAGTTGGTTTATCAGGAAACCTTCCAAAAATATATGGCTGTTGAGCATCTTTCCCATCTATATAAAAACCAAATACCGCATCTCCTTCTTTAACGCCGTAAGTATTGTTAGATACATTGGAAGGAAATACAGGAATTGCCCAAATTAAATCTTGTGATGGTATTAGTTTTTTATCATCAGTGTGATGAACAAACATTCTTACTTGAATCCTAGATAGTTTTTCTGGATCTTTTCTTCCTTCGACAATACCTGTCCACCAAACAAATCCATCCAATCCGGGTACATTAGTATCATTAATCATAATTAAAAGGTTCCTTGTGATCTTGCTTTAATCAAATCTTCGCTTTCTGCAAAAGGTTTTAATCCTGGGAAATCTTGTGTTGAGACTGCTTTATCATAAGCATCCTTACAAAGTTCCATAGTGGTTTCAAAATTCTGTTCTTGGTCTATTCTGTGATGTAATGCCGTAACTATATATCTTCCACAAAAGAACTTATCTAATTTTTTAGATGCTTCGGTATTTGGTGCTTGTACAGGACCAGCAGATCTTAAATCTATATAAACAACCATTCCAACCGTTAGATTCGTATCTCCGGGAACAGCAACTTTTAATCTTATGGCAGAGGCTAATCTCATTTGCACATATCTATGCGGAATTGTAACATCTATTCTATTATTTTTTGTTTTAAAGCCCATTTTTACTACTGTATCAGGAACTTCGTTATGTTTCTTTTTGAACCTATCTTGTGCAGTGCTCATCAAATGGTAAGAATGATACCCCTTATACAGCGATAACTGCATCATTTTATCATTGAAATATTTCTCATAATCAAACTCTTCTTTTTCATGTAGTCTTTTGAAGTTATCGTTCCAGAATAACCTATTAGAGAAAACACCATCTTGCGTGGCTTCTAACATGTCGTGATTATTCATAATTTGATATGAAATGATATTTTTCACTTCCCATCCGGAAGGATCTGAAGCTTCTGTTTCCCCGTCATTTTTTACTCCATACCAATACTTATCATAATATTCTCCATATTTTTCATAGTCTCCATATATAGCAACAAATGGTTTAAAATTCCATTTATCTTTATCTTGATAAAATAAATAAGAAGCTCCGGTAATTCTAGTATCTTCGCAAATGGCATGGGTGCATAACCAATTAATTGCTTCCATAGGTTTTAAATTTGGAATAATAATATCATATTTTCCCAAAGTTTTAATGCTATCAATAGGATCTTTAATCTTTAAATATGTTTTTGCAATATCATCTACTATTTCATCTATTCTTTTTTGTTTATATGATTTAGAAACTCTATATTGTTCAGATAAAAATATTTCTTCTGTAGAGAAATTTAATACATAATTTTCATTGGAGTCTTTTGTCAGGTTTCTATCTTCCATATTGTATATTCTACAATATTTTTTTAATGGTTTCGAATCTTCTTGACCGGGTTTAAATAATTCCAATTGTAGAAACTCATCTCCACAAAATGATTTTTCGTTTTGCTGATTCGAAGAGTCCGAAAGAATTAAACTCCCGGAACAAGCATTTCCAAATATATCCTCATAATAATTCAATTCCGCATTGGTAAGACGCATTTCCATAGGTTTACCATCGGCAGAAATAATTCTACATTTCTTTAATAGGAAATCTGTGGGACTCGTTAGCCCCAAGAAATCTGTAATAGCGTCTACTAAATCAGACATACAACATACTCATTAGTTTAACAAATTCTTCTACTGCTTGTGCAAAATATTCTTGTTTTAATATTTTTATATTTCTCTTCTTTTCATTTACATAATCTTCATAATCGTATACTGTAACTAACGTAGATCTAATAGTTTCATATTTAATTTCTGTGCCATCATTCAATTGAACTATTTTCTTAAATGGGTCAGTCCCTTCATATAAATTATAATATGTATTTTCATCGACACTATAATATTGTTGGGATAAAATTTCTCCAGTTCTAGTATCGGTCACTTTTACTGTCTTCTGATAACCAAACTCCGGATGAATTGTTGTGGTTGAATACTCTATACCATCCATAAACGTTAAAATTGATAGTTCTAACCCACTTCCGGTTCCCCCCAAATTTGAATTGTTAATGGTAAATATTGTGTTGGCATCATAATTCGATCCTCCACGATATACAGAAACATTTGTTATTTTTCCGGACCCTACAGTTAAATCTGCAATTACTCCACTTCCAACGATATCTAATGTTTCTTCGTTTTTTATAGTCAAATAAACATTATCATAATATCCATCAACATATCCGGAACCTTGATTTTCTATTTTCAAAGAACTTACTGCTTTGGCATCTTTGTATTTGTCTAGTATATAATTTTTAAATACATCATATGACATTGGAAAATCGAAATTGGCATCAAATATTTGATTAGTTATTAAAATTATCCAATGTAATTCTGGATTTTTATAATACTTGTGAGCAATAGATTCTGCTGTATCAGAATCTTTGAATTCATACTGATAATATAAAGAATCTTCGTCAATGTATTTGTCGGCAATTTTTACTCTTGCTATCAAATCCGTTAATAGAATACCATTAACTAGACGCTTCGGATACTTGAAAAAATATTGTGGCATTAATTAACCTTTATGTTTAGATATGAGTCTTCTTTTTCTAGTCTTAAAATCTTCTGCAAAACCAACATAAACTTTCTTGTTAATTATATTTACAGCTTTATATACACAAAACATATTATTCTCGGATAAAATATTATATCATATTTATAAAGAAATACAACAAAAACGTCCCTTTTACTTTTAATATCCTTGATTCACTTTTTCTTTTGTTAATATCTCTGTCTCCTTGAATACCATAGATAAGTGTGTTTGTACAGGCATACCATCATTATATGTTGCCCAGCCATAAGGAGCATAATCGACAGAAAGTTTTTGTAATACACAAGTTGACATTTGGAATATATTTTCGTTGCGACTAGTTTTGTACATATATTCAATATTGAAAGTAGATGGGGCAATCATATATCTACCAACACTTTTGTCAATTTCTGGTGCGGCATGAAATCTAAATGCTTTAATAATATTTCTAACATTTGCTGCTTCTTCTGGACTTTTTGGTGTGAAGATGAAATCGAATTGAAAAGTTCTCAAATCGACACCTCTAAACAAAACAAAAATCTGTGGATTGACGGCAAATCCAGCCATACCCATTGCGATATCACCTATTCCACCTTGTCCTCCTCCCATTAATATATCGGACATCGCAGCAGCACCAAGATGTCGTAGTCCTTCCGAAGCTTTATTCTTTAGATAATCTCGTCCAGCTTGAAGCGCACCACCAGCTACTTGACCGTATTTTAATGCTTTACCCCCGGCTTCGGTTAATGATGCATCCTGCCAATCGTAATTACAAGAAAAACTCATAGAGTCTGGAATGTATAATGAGATTGCTTGAGTTATTCTCGTTTGCGACATTTTGTTCAACGATTCTTGGTCAAATGAAAATCCAAGACCGGCTAAAACATCTTGTGCTAATCCCACATAAAAAGGATTTCCTCCGGGAACTCCAGCATTACCACCAAGAGTAGTCGCTTCGGTTTGTTGATATCCGCCACCCGGAAGTCTAGAATTGTATGCTGGAGTATATACTTTGGAATAATCTACAGCCGTCGAGCCAGTTGAGGCGACATTATACGTCCCCCCAGACATGAATTTTGTGGATTTATTAACATTAATATAGAAATTCATGTAATGTCCGAAATTTGCTATATCGTCAAATTCTAGTGGATACGTTAAACTACTAAAAGTATAAGGAGATCCGTTTAAACTTTCTAATGGATTTTTTGCGTTATAGACGGGCATATTTTTCCCAAGACTTTGTTAAATAATAATTATTTATACAAAAAATATAAATACTATATTTGAAATAGATCATGGCAAGTAATAAAAGTTATCCTAAACCACAGCTTTGGCGACCTAAAAACTTCGCCAAATATAGAGGAGATTTTAATAATATTTGGGTTCGTTCTTCTTGGGAGAGAAAAGTTTTAAATTGGATGGATACAAATCCAAATGTTATTGAATATTCATCAGAAGAGATAGTTATACCATATCTTTCTCCCATTGATGGAAAATATCACAGGTATTTTCCCGATGTTTATGCAAAAATAAAAAATTCTCAAGGACAAATAATAGAATACTTAATAGAAATAAAACCTTTACATCAAACCATAGAACCAGAAGTTAAAAATAGAATAACAAAGAAATATATTAACGAAGTTTATACTTGGGGAATTAATTCTTCGAAATGGAAAGCCGCCGATAGATATTGTAAAGAAAGAAAATGGGTTTTTAAATTGATGACCGAAAAAGAAATATTTGGATTAAAATAATGAAAGATCGTTTAGATTATACAGAAATGCAAGAATTGGAGTACGAAGGAAAGATGTATCTCTTCGATCCTTTCTATTTGGGGATGGGTATGTGGTTACAAAAACTCGCTTCTGGAAGAGCAAGTCCTGTTCCAGCGCCAAAAACAATACAAAGAATATTAAATAAATTGGCTTTTGGTTATGAAGATCTACCTACTATGGCAGATAGATTTGCATCAGCAGAATCGGCAGAACAGTTAGAGAGATTGAAAAGAACTTCTGTAGAATGGTTACAAGCAAAAACACAATTAATAAGAATTGGTGCTTCTAAAATTCCAGATTCATTTTCTGGAGGCAGTATATCAAATTTTTTGGGCGGGATGTACCATTACGAATATGATCCCAAAACTAAAGCAACGCTTCCTATTTGGGATAAATACCCTTTGACAATAGTATTAGAACATTATTCAGATGGTTTTCTTGGACTGAATTTGCATTATGTATCCGGAAATGATAGAACGAATTTATTATTATCACTATTGAATAATAGATTGTATGATCCCAGTTCGGATAAGATGAGAGTTGGTATAAATTACCAAAAATTAGTCTCTGGTATTAAATCATATCCGAATTTTAAAAAATGTATAAAAAGATATCTAACTAGTCATGTAGTTGGTCGAGCATTGGAAATCAAACCACACGAATGGGGATTTTCTATATTTCTGCCTTTGGAAGAATTTATTGAGAACAAAGAGAACAAATCCAAAAAATAGGAACAAATAAATGGCAGTCGCAAATATAAATGAATTCATTTCGTCCTTTAAGACGGAATTATCTCGTCCTTGTAACTTTGAGGTTGAGATAATCCCTCCAGCAAAATTGGCAGGAGCAGTTGGTGGGGGTTCTATATCAAAATTTAGATGCGAACAGGCAGAATTACCAGCCAGAGCATTTGTTCTTATTGACCAAAAAACATATGGTCCTGTTGAACACTATCCTGTTCAAAATACTTATAACAAATCCGCAATGACATTCATTTGCGGCGATGATATGAAAGAGAAAACATTCTTTGATGCGTGGATGGAAATTATATCCGGAAAACAGCACAATGGAGTAAAGTTTGATTTTGAATATAAAGTCAATTATTGTACAGATATAAAAATAACTCAAATGTCTTTGGATGGAAAAGAATCTTATACTGTATATTTGGTAGATGCTTTTCCTGCAGAAGTATATTCAATTCCATTAAGTTGGGCGCAAATGAATGATTACAATAGATTAAATGTGGTCATTGCATATAGATATTTTAAAGTATTTCCCGCAGGTTCTGCTTCTGGAGAATTGAGTCAGGAACAACAGAGAAACCAGTTGGTAGAGTCTCTTAGTAAAAAAGCCAAAGCTAATGCAGATTTGAAGCCTCCGGTTTTACAACCACCAAAACCAGCTACCCCTCCAGAAATTGGTGGAGTTTTACCTATAGCACCAGTTGCACCACCAGTAAATACTATTCCAATAGCACCTACACCAGCACCAGCTATACCACCAGTAAATACTATTCCAATAGCACCTACACCAGCACCAGCTATACCACCAGTAAATACTTTTCCAATAGCACCTACACCAGCACCAGCTATACCACCAGTAAATACTTTTCCAATAGCACCTACACCAGCACCAGCTATACCACCAGTAAATACTTTTCCAATAGCGCCAGATGGAACTGGTGGAGTTTTACCTGTAGCACCACCAGTAAATACTTTTCCAATAGCACCTACACCAGCACCAGCTATACCACCAGTAAATACTTTTCCAATAGCGCCAGATGGAACTGGTGGAGTTTTACCTGTAGCACCACCAGTAATTACGGTTCCAATAGCACCTACACCAGCACCAGCCATGCCACCAGTAATTACTTTTCCAATAGCGCCAGATGGAACTGGTGGAGTTTTACCTGTAGCACCACCAGTAATTACGGTTCCAATAGCACCTACACCAGCACCAGCCATGCCACCAGTAATTACTGTTCCAATAGCACCTACACCAGCACCAGCCATGCCACCAAAGCCGCCAGAGATTTCTGATCCATTACCTGTAGTACCACCACCATCAAAGCCACCAGAGATTTCTGATCCATTACCTGTAGTACCACCACCATCAAAGCCACCAGAGATTTCTGATCCATTACCTGTAGTACCACCACCATCAAAGCCACCAGAGATTTCTGATCCATTACCTGTAGTACCACCACCATCAAAGCCACCAGAGATTTCTGATGATTCTGGATTTGGACCAGTAGCACCACCACCATCAAAGCCACCAGAGATTTCTGATGATTCTGGATTTGGACCAGTAGCACCACCACCATCAAAGCCTCCGGAAATAAAACCCCCGGCGACTCAAATACTAACAATCGATGTTACATTTACATATAATGGTATTAGCAAATCCAAACAGGTTCAGTCGGAAATAAAAACTCCAGCTTTATCTTATCAAATCATGGATGCTTTGAAGAATAACACCAAGGTTCCAGAATTACCAAAATCTCCACCACCAACAGTTATACAGAAAGAAAATTTGATGGAGATAAAATATACTGTTGGGTATACAGATGCTACCGGAAAAACCACTAATGTAGAATTTTCGGATTGGATTAAAACTCCTCCAGAGGTTACACAGGCATTTAAAGATTTAGAAGCCGAATTGAAGGTGACTGCTCCTCAACCAATATATAGACCAATAGTTTATACTCCAGGAAGCGGATATCCGAATCCATTTGGATTTTAATGATATGATATTAAAATAAATAATTTTTTTATAGAAAGGAAATGATATGAGTTTACCAAAAATTAATCTACCAGTTTATGATTTAGTATTACCTTTATCCAAGACTAAAGTAAAATTTAAACCGTTTACAGTTAAAGAACAGAAAATTTTACTATTAGCCTTGGAATCTGATAATCCGGAATTTATTAATGAAAATATTAAACAGATCATCAGGAATTGTTGTATCACAGAAATTGATGTAGATTCTTTAGCTGCTGTTGATATTGAATTCTTTTTTATCAACTTGAGAGCACGATCTGTCGGAGAACAAGTGGATCTAAAATATCGTTGCGAAAATGTAATTGATCAAGAAACCGGAGAAGTATGTAAAAATAAATTAGATATTTCTTATAATGTTTTGGATATTAAATTGGATAGCGAAGATTATAAAGATGTGATTCCATTAACTTCAACTATTGGAGTTAAAATGAAATTTCCTGATTATTCCGCATTAGAAAAAATGAGAATGAGTACATCGGCAACAAAAGCCGCTTTTGATGTTGTTGTTTCTTGTATTGAATACATTTACGACGATGATCAATTCTATTATGCTAAAGAAACAAAAAAAGAAGAGTTAGTAGATTTTATTGAATCTCTCAATGTAGATCAGTTTAATCATATTCAAAAGTTCTTTGAACAAATGCCAAAATTACAAAAAGTAATTAAAACAAAATGTTCAAAATGTGGGTATGATCATACGATCACAATTGAGGGTCTGGAAAATTTTTTCGAATGATTTTTTGTCATGATAATTTACAGAACTATTATAAAACTAACTTTATATTAGTTCAACATCACAAGTATAGTATTAGTGAACTAGAAGATATGATTCCTTGGGAGAGAGCAGTGTATGTCTCCCAATTAGAAAATTATATAGCCGAAGAAAACGAAAAGTTAAGTAAATTACAAAGATAGGAAACTAACATGGCAGATACAGGAACATCAATTGCACAATTGATAGGACAATTAAAGACTTCAAATGCTAATTTACCACAAGCAATGAGTGCTTCTGGTGGTAAAGAACAGGGAGAGAGTCGATCAATTGTGGTCAATGTTAATGCTGCTCCGTCAGGTTCCCAAACAGAAAATCAAGCGGAATTAGTAAATCAAGAAAAAGTCATAAATTCGTTAGATAGAATTTATGGTGTATTATCACAACAATTAAATTTTTCTCGAAAAGAAGATTCTGAAAGGCAAATGGAAATTCAGACTAAACCTCAAGATTTCCAAAAACAAATTCAGGATTCTCAAAAGCAAATGGTTACTGCTATTAAAGAAACCAAACAAGAAGAATCTAGTGGGATTGGAGGTCTAGTTGGAGCACTTATGGGATTTATTCCCAAAATGGGAGGACTAATAACAGGTATAGCAGAATTTGCTCCAGCAATTGCTACACTAGTTGCGGCTGTTGCTGGATTCAAAGCTGTTTCTTCTGCATTAAGTTGGGCTGCTGAGAAGTTAGGTTCTGGAAGTATATCGGGAGGAATCGGAGGATTTTTCCCAAATGCTCCGGGAACCGGAAAAGAAAGTTCCGGTTGGAAAGTTCCGGAAATGTTTAAACCAGAACCATCAGATACCCCAAGATCCGGACCTATGTTGGGAGAACCCGGAAAACCTGGAAGTGGAGCGATAAAAAGATGGGATGATGTTGAATATGGTACAAAACAGGGAAAATTTCAATTTAAACCAGAAATTGCTTCTATAATAAAAGATACTGCGGAAAAAAGTGGATTGGATGAAAATTATTTGAGAACAATGGCTCATATAGAATCTAAAGGAAATCCTACAGCATTCAATAAAGGTTCTAAGGCCGCTGGTTTATATCAATTTATACCAAGTACAGCAAAATTATATGGAATTCGAGGAAATGAATTCGATCCTAGAGCAAATGCTATGGCTGCAGCTAAATTATCATTAGATAATAAAAGTTCATTAGAAAGGGCTGGTATAGAAGCAACTCCGGAAATGTTATACATAGCTCATCAACAGGGAGCGCAAGGAGCAATAAATTTGGTAAACTATGCGAAAGAAGGAAGAGGATTTTCGCAATTACCAGCAAAACTACAAAGAAATATTACAAGTAATGTTCCCGGAAGAAAAGCTCTTGGTGCTGAAGAATTTTTAGATTTTTGGAAATCTGGTTATAGACAACATGCTGCTGTGGCTGGTATTCCTGACAGAAATCAAAAAAATGAAAACGAAGAACCTTCTTTAGTAGATAAAGGAATAGATAAGTTAAAAAAATGGACGGGCATAGGAGATGACGAAAAAGATTCAACGAAATCATCTGCTTCAAGAGAATCGAATATGCAAAATGGAGATGAATCATATTCTCAAGCATATAAAGAATTATCTTCTAGAGTAGCTAATAAAGGAGTAGATTTAAAAAACATAAACGCAGATTATGCAGTCAATCTTAGTAATTTTGCTCAAGAAGCCGAAAAAGAATTTGGTAAAAAACTACAAGTAACTTCTGCATATCGTCCACCAACAAGAAAAGAGAAAGAAGCATTAAATTCCAGCGGAACTCCCCAAGAATCTCTTAAAAAGGGACAATTAGTTGCTTCTACATATGGATCTATGCATGGAAGCGGAGAAGCTGCTGATCTGATGTTCGAAGGCATGGGAACGAAAGAAATGAATTCCATGTCAAAAGACGATAAACAAAAATGGTTTGATTTGGCAAAAAAACATAATTTAAATTTACCTATGCTGGGTGGAGAATATGGTCCAGAAACGGGAAAAAAGGGAAGTAGTACTATCGAATGGTGGCATTTGGAACCAGGAGATCTGGAAAAACGAGGAGATACTGGATTAAGAGGGGGCGAATATGCAAATAAAATTAAGAAGGATTCTTTAGAAACCGCAATCAAGGAAGATACTATACCAAAATATACAAAAGCTCAAACTTCACAAAAGTACGCATTGTCCGAAAAGATAGTTCAAGAAGGAGAAAAATATGGAGAAGAGGAATCGGAAGAGGAAGAAACTTCTGAGAAAGCCATAAGAGAACCAAGTTCAGCATCGACTACACAACAAACATCATCTCCCGAAGGCGGCAGTACTATATTAGATATAGCCATGTCCAAATTAAAGTCTGAAGCAGATGCAGAAGGAATGGGTGGATTTGGTGGATTGGCATCCGTTCTTGGCGGTCTAGGAGGAAATAACTTATCATCTAATGACAAGATGATCGACCTATTATCAAACTTTACTTCGAATACAAAAGATACTCCCACACTATCTATATCTAAACAAATGGATGACTTCTGGTCGCCAGAAATTGGATATGGTTATAATTCACCAAAATTATCAAATAAAGGAAGTATATTTGGAGATTTTGATGTAAGTAAATTCCCAATGATGATGGGGGCAGATTCAGTCACAGAACAAACTCTAAGCCAACAAAAATCGGATTTATTATCATCTTCTTCTTTAGTTCCACAAGGTTTTGATGGTCGAAATAACCCATTTGGCTCTCTCGGTAATATATTTTCTACTGCCGGAACAATGTCAGGAGGAATTTCTAGTGTAATGTCTGGTATTGCTGGAATGAAAGGTGGGGATACTAGAAGCATAATAAATTCCGTAAATGGAATGTTGGGAATGGGTTCCGGAATGATGCGGGGTATGGGCGGTATTGGAGGAATGCTAGGTAGCGTTGGTGGCATGATGAATGGTAGTTCTAGTCCCGGAAGTATGCTTGGCGGTGTTGGTAGAATGTTGGGTTCATTAGGAGTCAATGGTATTGGTGGAGGATCTTTGGGACAAATTGGAGGAATGCTAGGTAGCGTTGGTGGCATGATGAATGGTGGAGGAAATCTTGGAGGTATTGGGGGCTTACTAGGGAGCACTTTTGGAGGACCATTGGGAGGTTTAATAGGTAGAGCTAGTGGTGGAGCAATGTCCGGATTATTTGGTAGCGTTATGAATGGTGGTGGAGTTGGAGATGCTATCGGTGGATTAATGGGCGGGGCATTAAATTCTACCGGAGGTCTTGGTGGAATTTTAGGAAGTCTCGGAGTTACAGGATTCGGTGGAGGATCGAATCAAACAGCATCTAGAGAAGGAACTGGTCAATATCCAGGAAGAGGAGGTGGTAGTTCTGGTTCTCTTGATGAAATGATGAATAAAAATTTAGGTATTCAACGAGAAGAAGGTTTTCCAACAATGGGCGGAATGGGCAAAGAAGAATATTTAAAGAGACAAGCTCGTGGGGAAACTTTTGACCCAAAAACTGGAGCAGG